GTGAAGGTGGATCTAGACTTTTGCTTGATGATCCGCACTCTGCTCAAGAAGCACAATCAGATGCATTTAGAGAAGCAGCAGTAGAATGGTTCGACATGGTCTGGTCAACAAGATTAAATAATCCTAAAGAAGATGTTATGGTAACGATTATGCAAAGACTGCATGAACGGGATATATCTGGGCATATAATTGATGATATAGGAGGATGGGAACATCTTATGATTCCTGCAGAATGGGATGGTAAATCTCGTTCTACGAGTTTAGGGGTGTATGATCCACGAAAAACAGAAGGTGAACTAATATGTCCAGATAGATTCGGTGATAAAGAAATAAAAGATTTAAAACAACTTTTGGGTACATACGGTGTAGCAGGTCAGCTACAACAAGAGCCTAGTCCATCAGAAGGAGGAATCCTGAAAACAAAATTTTTTGAACTTTGGCCACACAACTCAGGTTTACCTCCATTTGAATATATTCTTCAAAGTTATGACTGTGCATTCACAGAGAAATCTACAGGAGATCCCACAGCATGTACAGTATATGCTATATTTACACATGAGGGAGCAAGACATTGTATGTTAATTGATGCCTGGGATGAACACTTAGGTTACCCTAAATTAAGAGAAAAAGCCATAAAAGGATGGCAAACTGAATATGGAGGTATGAGCAAAGATTCCCCATTCAGTAAAAGAAAAAGACCAGACAGAATTCTTGTAGAAGCCAAAGCGAGTGGTCAATCTCTTTTACAAGATTTGCGCCTGGCAAATGTTCCCGCAATCGGCTATAATCCTGGCAATGCTGACAAGATAAGTAGAGCACATCAGGCAGCACCAACTTTAGAATTAGGTCACTGTTGGATACCAGAATCTAAAAAGAATCCTGGTCATGCTGTTTCATGGGCACAGAACTTTATAAAACAACTAGCTAAATTTCCAGTAGCAGCACATGATGATTACGTAGACACATTTACTCAAGCTATGATATATTTTAAAAATGATGGCTGGTTCCAATTACCTCAGGCTCGTGATTATGACGAACCTAAATTAAGATTAGTAGAAAAAGTTAACCCATATGCGATATAAAAATGATAGATAAAGATAGTTTAAAATTAGATACCCCAAAAAGAACTCCTGGTCATCCTTCTAGTTCTCATGTTGTTAAAACTAGAGTAGACGGAAAAGATAAAATAATAAGATTTGGAGAACAAGGAGCAAGTACCGCAGGTAAACCTAAAGAAGGTGAATCTGATAAAATGAAAAAGAAGCGAGCATCTTTTAAATCTCGCCACGCAAAGAATATAGCAAAAGGTAAATCTTCCGCAGCATACTGGGCAGACAAAGTAAAATGGAATACTGGCGGACATGTATATGATAGTGATAGAATTAAAGCTAAAGCAAAAAATTTTTTCAACGAAGGTGGCTCAGTAAGTTATGATCAAACAAGAATAAAAAGTTTAGCACAAAAACTCATGGAGGGTAAATAATGGCTGAAGAAGAAAATGAAATAGAAGTTACTAAAGAAGAGATAACTATGGTGGAAATACCTGAAGAAGAATCTCTTTTAGAAAATACTCCTGACGGAGGAGCTATTTTAAAAATGGAAAAAATAACAGTAAGCGGATCTTCACCGCATTTTGAAAATATAGTAGAAAAAGTAGATCAGAAAAAATTAAAAAGAGCTATAAACGACTTATTGACTAAAATAAATAGAGATAAAGAAGCTAGACAAAAAAGAGATCAACAGTACGAAGAAGGTTTGCGCCGAACAGGACTAGGCGATGATGCGCCTGGTGGAGCACAATTTACCGGAGCTAATAAAGTTGTTCACCCAATGTTAGTAGAAGCATGCGTAGATTTTTCTGCACGATTCGTTAAAGAAGTGTTTCCGCCAACAGGACCAGTAAAAAGTAAAATTATAGGTGAAGCTGATAAAGTTAAAGTAGAAAAAGCTCAACGTAAAACAGATTTCATGAACTGGCAAGTTACCGAACAAATGATTGAGTTCAGATCTGAGTTAGAACAATTAAGCACCCAACTACCGCTAGGTGGTGGTCAATATATGAAATATATGTGGAATGCTCAATATAATAGACCAACATCTGAATTTGTTCCTATTGACGATATCTACTTACCGTTTTCTGCTACTAACTTTTATACGGCAGAAAGAAAAACTCATGTTCAATACGTAACTCACATGGAGTATGAAAAAAGAATAGAAGCAGGAATGTATTCTGATATTGATTTACCTACTCCTAATGATCCTGAGTTTAGTAAAGCAGAACAAGCCAACGAAAAAATTGAAGGTAAACAAAATACATCTTATAACGAAGATGGTTTACGAACTATATTTGAAGTTTACACTTCTTTAGATATAGAAGATGAATGCGGATTAGCTCCGTATATTTTAAGTATTGATAAATCTTCTGATAAACCATTATCTCTTTAGCGTAACTGGGAAGAAGATGACGAAAGAAAAAACGAATTACAATGGATTGTGGAATTTCCTTTTGTTCCTTGGCGAGGTGCTTATCCTATCGGACTTACACATATGATTGGTGGTCTAAGCGGAGCAGCAACAGGAGCACTCAGAGCATTATTAGATTCAGCTTACATTCAAAATGTTCCTACTCTTCTTAAATTAAAAGGAGGACCTAACGGACAAACAATTAATGTTCAACCAACAGAAATTGTAGAAATGGAGGGAGGTGCACTAATTGATGATGTTCGTAAATTAGCAATGCCTTTACCGTTTGCAGGACCAAGTAACACTTTATTTCAATTATTAGGTTTTTTAGTTAACGCAGGTAAAGGAGTGGTACAAACTTCTTTTGAAAAGTTTAACGAGCAGAATCCTAATGCGCCAGTCGGAACTACTATGGCTATAATTGAACAAGGTATGGTAGTATTTAGTTCTATTCACTCTCGTTTACATGCAGCAATGGCAAGAAGTTTAGACATATTACACAGAATTAATTCTATGTATTACACTCAAGAAGACCTTGACGGATTAAATGCTGGATTAGAAATAACCGCAGAAGATTTTGATGGACCTGCGGATGTTGTTCCAATCAGTAATCCTGCTATATTTAGTGAAGCACAAAGATTTGCTCAAATACAAGCAATTATGCAAAGAGCACAGTCAATGCCACAAATGTATGATCAGCGAGCTATTGAAGAAATGTTTTTAAGAACATTAAAAGTCCCTGGTGCCGAAGTTTTAAATCCTCTCCCTGGTAGTGAGGATAGAGATCCTGTAAGTGAAAATGTAGCAGCAAGTATGGGTCAACCTGTTTATGTTTTACCTCAACAAGATCATATAGCGCATTTAGAAGTTCACTTACCTTTTTTAAAATCGCCAGTGTTTGGACAGAATCCGAGCATAGCTCCTAATTTACTTTATCCTATGGCTATTCATTTAAGAGATCATTTACTTAATTATTATTTAGTAGAAGCACATAATGCAGTAGATCAAGCGCAACAGCAACAATTGATGCCTGAAGAAGCTCAACAACAAGTAGAAGTTATTATAAAAGTTCAAGAATTTATCCAACAACAACTAGGAGGATTTGCTCAAGAACTTGCTCAATTAACTGAGGTGGCTCAACAATTTAAACCTGAAGATCCAGCTAGAGCAGGAAATGATTCTATGAAAATAGCAGAACTTAGTGCTCAAATCAAACAAGGTGAAATACAACAAAGAGCGGAAAGAGATAATGCTCAGTTACAGTTTGATAATCTAAAACTTGATACTAATAGTCAGTTGCAGCAGATGAAAATGCAACAGACAGCAGAAATTGAGAGAGCTAAACTCATGGATAAAATGGAAGACAGAAAAGAGAAAGCTGAATTACAAGGTCTTAGAGAAGTTTCTGAAACTGAGAGAAATAACATTAGAGAAATGTCTGAAACTGATAGGCAGAATATCAGAGAAGATAATGAAAACGATAGGAAAAAAGCAGATCTTGAAGCTAGAGAAAGAATGAATAATGCTGATAATATGACGGCTAAAGAATTAGCTGAAATGGAAATGTTAGCTGACGAAAAAACTTCTTTTACTACAGGATCAGGAATTGATTTTGATCCTAAACCATAATCGTTCGTTCTATTAAGAAATAGACCGAACGAACGATTAGTTTACGATGGAATTTGAGTTAAATAACGGAGGAAAAAATGGTAAAAACACCGATTAAAAAGAAGAGAGGAAGACCACCTAAAAGAGCTAGAACACCTAAAGGTAAATTCAAAGCAGATAATCCTAAAACACCTTTGGTAAACGAAGCTTACTCTTTAACTTCTATTAAGAAAAATTGGAAAATTATTGTTATATCAATTATATTTATTATAGCAATTATATTAGGAAATATGTAATTAAATGGCTTTTTTACAAAGTAACATACCGTATTTTAAATGTTGGGTGCGTAAAGAATACACCTACAATCATGAGAAATTTCATGGTGAATTTATACATGCCATGGCGGTAGCTGTTACAACATTACCTAATAGGTGTTTAAGTTTTCAACTTATTTTTACAGGAGCTGAAACTTATGATACTGAAGAAGAAAATGTGCATGGGGGAGCAATGTGGGCAAGAATGCCTATAACTGCTTTAGTGGGGGATACTCCATTTGATGATTGGCCAAAACCCATGCCGACACATGATGCTCAACCTTGGGATTGCTCATCCCGAACTCATAGTGTTTATGTGTTGGACAGATGTTCTCCTTGTCCTTGGCTAGCTAAAGTAGATGGAGAATTTTATCCCGCTAAATATTATTTTACTGTAGACTATACTGATTCAGAAATCGGAGATGACCCTGCTCAACATAAACAGAGTCATGTATTAGAACTTCTGGATGCTGGAGAATACACTGGTAATATTATTGCATTACCTAATAACCGAGTGAGAGTAACTCATCCTGCTTGGTTTAGTTTAGGAGAAGGAGCACCTGAGTTTAGACCTTCACAACATGTGCATTACAGTAAATCAGATCTGGATTATACATTAGATGTGAATCGTGTTTTTGATAATATTTATAATGGAGAAGAAAATGAAAAGTAAAGGATACGCCAAAGGCGGTAAAATGAAAACTAAAGGGTATGCCAAAGGTGGTATGAAAACTAAAGGATATTCTAAAGGTGGAAAAATGAAAACTAAAGGATATGCTTCAGGCGGTTCTGTTAATATGGATGGACCAGACATTCCACAAAGAAAAAGAATGGCAGCAGGATTTAAGGTTACAGGAAAATAAAATGGCTAAAGGTTTATACGCAAATATTCATGCTAAACAGGAAAAAGTTAAAAAAGGTTTAAAAGATCCTGACACTGGCAAGAAAATAAAAATGCGGAAAAAAGGAGATCCTGGTGCACCCACGGCACAAGATTTTAAAGATTCTGAAAAAACCGCAAAACTTTCTAAAGGAGGTCATATTAATCAACATAAAAGAATGGCGATGGGAGAAGATATTTTATGATTGACCAAAAACTATTGAATCTTTTAAAAGCAGAGCAATCTATTTTTGCTTTAGATGCTTTAAAAAGACCTCAAGAACGCGATAATTTTGAGTACGGTTATCGTGTTGGAGTAGTAGCTGGATACGAAGAAGCTATTAATGTACTTTTAAAACTAACCGAAGAGGAGAAGTATGGTGACGACAACTTATGAGGATACGCTAGAAGAGGCATTTCCTGCAATAGACGCAGGAATAGTACCTTTTGGTTCCCGTGTTCTGATTCAGATACGAACCGCTAAAAAGAAAACAGCTGGTGGTATTATTCTGACGACAGATACTAAAGATACCGAAAAGTGGAATACACAGATTGGTAAAGTAATTGCACTAGGTCCTCTGGCATTTAAAAATCGTAATACGATGGAAAATTGGCCAGAAGGTGATTGGTGTAAGGTAGGCGAATATATTAGAGTGGCAAAATATGGAGGAGACAGATGGGAAGTTCCCATAGGAGATTCCAAAGATGACACCGCAATGTTCGTTATTTTTAATGATCTAGATGTGATTGGTCAAGTAACAGGAGACCCACTAAAGATTAAAGCATTTATCTGATAAGGAGATAAAATTATGGCTAAAACCCAAAAACAAGAAGATAATGTTCTCATTGAAACTGATGAGAAAGAAGAAGTTACTGAAGACGCATTAGATGATATTGTGATAGTAGAAGATGGACCTACATCTGATGAAGAAAACAATATAGAAGATGCAGAAATAATAGAAGAACCTGAAGAAGAGGAAACTGTTGAAGATGAACCTTTGACGGCTGAAGCTGAAGTAGATGAGGAAAGAGAAGCTATTCGTGAAAGAAGGCGAAAAGAAAAACTTGAAAGAAAATCCCGTAGAGAAACAGCTATAAAAAGAGATAAAACTGAGCTAGATTTTTTAAGAAATCGTAATGACGATTTAGAAAGAAGATTAACGGCTCAAGAAAGAAAATCTCAACAAGTAGAGTTAAGCACTTATGATACAGCTATTGCTCAAGCTAATAAAGAAGTTCAAATGGCAGATAGAGTTATAGCTAAAGCTGTAGAAACTAATAATGGGCAAGATGTAACAAAGGCTATGAAATACAGAGACCAAGCTATGCAAAAAGCACAGCAACTTTCTGTAGCTAAACAGCACGCATCTCAAGTTCCTCAAGAAGCACCTGCAGTAGATGATAGAACCATGTATCATGCTCAAAAATTTATGGAAGAAAATCCCTGGTATGATTCTCAAGGTAGAGATGAAGATTCAGCTATTGTTATGGCTATTGATCAAGCATTAAGTAAAGATGGTTATAATCCTCAAACTGAAGAATATTGGGATGAACTGACTTTACGCTCAGCAAGAAGACTTCCCGAAAGATTTGATGAAGAAGATATTCCTGCTAAAACTACTTCTAAGAAAACAAGCACTCGTAAAGCACGAGGAGGACCAGCCGTAGGTTCAGGTAAAGAGCATGCACCTACTTCTACCAGAAAAGAAATTTATATAAGTCCTGAAAGAAAACAAGCATTAATGGATGCAGGTGTATGGGATGATCCTGTTCTTAGAACTAAATATGTTAAAAGATATGCACAATATGACAAGGAAAACCAATGAAAATGAAAAAAATTTATTTTTACCTTTACTTTCATTTTAAACTAAACTATAGTGATTTTGTATCGCTGAAAAAAGGAGCGAGTATATGACCGACGAAAGATTAAAGAAACAAGCTGATGAAGGACGTAAGAGCCGTGCGATGAACGATCGTGCAGTAACTGAAGATAGAGAACTTACGGAAGACGAGCGAGTAGATATGTTCCGTCAACAATTATTTCAGTCTAGCTTACCAGACTTACCAGAGTTACCTGGCTGGCACATGTGCTGGCTAACAACTACGAATCCGAGAGATTCCATTCAACAACGCATCCGTCTAGGATACGAAGCAGTGAAGCCAGAAGATGTTCCTGGCTGGGAATATGCAACATTAAAAACAGGAGATTGGGAAGGATTTATTGGTGTAAATGAAATGTTAGCATTTAAATTACCGATGTCTTTATATGAGAAATTTATGATGGAAGCTCATCATGATGCTCCAAATAGAGAAGAAGGTAAACTTGCTGACACTGCGAAGTTCTTAGAAGAACAGGCAAATGCATCAGGTAGTAAAGTAGAACAAGGTGACGGTACCAAGGGGCTAGGTGAAGAAAGGGATGGTTCATTTGAACTTTCCTGACGAACAACCTATTAACCAACTAAGGAGCAAAACATGTCATCGACAAGTGCACCATTTGGCTTTCGCCCTTCCTACCACAATAGTGGAAGAATTACAGCGAAGGCTTATGTAATAGCTACGGGATACGCACAAAATGTATTCCAAG